AGACAATTTTAAAAAATTATACAACGCATCCGATGTCACTAAAAGAAATAGAAATGGTCAAACGAAGTCTGGTCTCTATTCTTTGTTTATCCCAATGGAATGGAACTACGAAGGATTTATTGATGAGTTCGGAATTCCAGTATTTAATACACCTGACCGGGATGTGTTCGCCCCAGACGGTGAATTAATAGATGTAGGTGTAATAGATAACTGGCAAAATGAAGCTGATGGTTTAAAAGATGATCAAGATGCTTTAAACGAGTTTTATCGACAATTCCCAAGAACTGAAGAGCACGCTTTTAGAGATGAAACTAAAAATAGTATATTTAACTTAATAAAAATATACGAACAAATAGATTATAACGAAGAAATGTCTAGAAGTTTAGGAATTACAACGGGTAATTTTCAGTGGGTTAATGGCGTAAAAGATTCTCAAGTTATATTCTACCCAGATCAAAAAGGTAGATTTAAACTTAGTTGGGTTCCACCCCAACAGTTACAAAATAGAGTGGTGCTTAAAAATGGTATAAAGTATCCCGGTAATGAACACATGGGCGCTTTTGGATGTGACTCGTATGATATTTCCGGGACCGTAGATGGTGTAGGCTCTAAAGGAGCACTTCATGGACTTACTAGGTTCAGTATGGAGGACGCTCCTGCTAATAGCTTCTTTTTAGAATACTTATCAAGACCACCTACGGCTGAAATATTCTTTGAAGATGTTTTAATGGCTTTAGTATTTTATGGAATGCCAATATTAGCGGAGAATAACAAACCTAGATTATTATACTATTTAAGAAGAAGAGGATATAGAGGTTTTAGCATGAATAGGCCAGATAAAGTTTGGAATAAATTATCTGTAGCTGAAAAAGAAGTTGGTGGTATACCAAATTCCAGTGAAGATATAAAACAAGCTCACGCGGCAGCTATTGAAATGTATATACAAGATCATGTTGGAGTAAAACAAGATGGTACTTTTGGTGATTTATATTTTAACGAACTTTTAAATGATTGGAGTAGATTTGATATAACCAAAAGAACAAAGTTTGATGCAACAATAAGTAGTGGTTTAGCTATAATGGCAAACAATAGACACTTATATGCTCCAAACGCAAAAATTGAAAAACCAAAATTAAACATACATATTTCTAAGTATGAAAACAAAGGAAATATGTCACAAATAATTAAAAAATAAATATGGCAGAGTCTGGCATTAAAAGTTATTTTCCAAGTCAAACGGTTAGTGATATCGAAAAAATGAGTCATGAATATGGTTTAAAAGTAGGTAAAGCTATAGAGACTGAATGGTTTAATAATGATAGAAATTTAAATAAATATAGAACTAATTTTAATAATTTTCATAATTTAAGATTATATGCTCGAGGAGAGCAATCTATACAGAAATATAAGGATGAGTTATCTATAAACGGTGATTTGTCCTATTTAAATTTAGACTGGAAACCAGTTCCTATAATATCTAAGTTTGTTGATATAGTTGTTAATGGTATAGCTGAAAGAACATACGATATAAAAGCTTTTTCTCAATCTCAAAATGGAGTAAGTAAAAGAACTGAATATATGGAGCGTATAATTGGTGATATGAGAAGTAAGAACTTTGATCAAGATATTCAACAAGCAATAGGATTAGATTTAACAGAAAGTAACGAGCGTGAATTACCAGATTCTGAAGAAGAGTTAGGAATACACATGCAGCTTAATTATAAACAAGCTGTGGAACTAGCAGAAGAACAAGCGTTAAATGTTTTGCTTGAGGGAAATAACTACGAACTAACAAAAAAAAGATTTTATCAAGATCTTACTGTTTTAGGTATTGGTGCTGTTAAAACTTGTTTTAACACCTCAGAAGGTGTTACTGTAGATTATGTCGATCCAGCAAATTTAGTTTATTCTTACACTGATTCACCTTATTTTGAAGATATATATTACGTTGGAGAAGTAAAGACAATACCAGTAAATGAACTAGCTAAACAATTCCCACAATTAACAGAAGATGATCTTGAAGAAATAATGAAAAACAAAGCGTTTAATAAAAATAAACGTACTACTAGATGGTCTATACATAAAGAAGATAATAACACTATACAGGTTTTATACTTTAATTATAAAACTTACATGAACGAGGTATATAAAATAAAAGAAACAGGTACTGGTGCTGATAAAATAATACCTAAAAATGATAAATTTAATCCACCAAAAGATATGGAAGGTGGATATTCTAAATTATTAAGATCTATAGAGTGTTTATACGATGGCGCAATGATTTTAGGTACTGATAAGTTACTTAGATGGGAAATGTCAAAAAATATGATGCGTCCAAAAAGTGATTATACTAAAGTAAAAATGAACTACGCTATAGTTGCTCCTAGAATGTATGATGGTAAAATTGATTCATTGGTAAAACGTATTACAGGTTTTGCTGATATGATACAACTTACACATTTAAAACTTCAACAAGTATTATCAAGAATGGTTCCGGATGGTGTTTATCTTGATGCAGATGGTTTAGCTGAAATAGATTTAGGTAATGGAACGAATTACAATCCACAAGAAGCTTTAAATATGTTCTTCCAAACAGGTAGTGTTATCGGTAGATCATTTACACAAGATGGTGATATGAATCCAGGTAAAGTACCTATTCAAGAAATTACTAGCGCTAGTGGTGGGAATAAAATGCAAGCTTTAATTCAAACATATAATTATTATTTACAAATGATAAGAGATGTCACTGGATTAAATGAAGCTAGAGATGGTAGTATGCCAGATAAAAATGCTTTAGTAGGAGTGCAAAAGTTAGCTGCAGCTAATAGTAATACAGCAACAAGACATATATTACAAGCTGGATTATATTTAACAGCGGAAACAGCTGAATGTTTATCTTTAAGGATATCTGATATATTAGAATACTCACCAACAGCCGATGCTTTTGTTCAAGCTATAGGAGCTCACAACGTTGCAACTTTAGATGAAATGAAAAACCTTCATTTATATGATTTTGGTATATTTATAGAATTACAACCTGATGAAGAAGAAAAAGCAATGCTTGAAAATAATATACAAATGGCATTACAGCAACAAAACATAGAATTAGAAGATGCTATTGACTTAAGAGAAATACGTAATGTAAAACTAGCTAATCAATTATTAAAAATACGTAGAAGAAAAAAACAGCAAAAAGATCAACAGATTCAACAACAAAATATTCAAATGCAATCTCAAGCAAATGCACAAGCTGCTCAACAAGCCGCTAGAATAGAAGTTGAAAAAAATCAAGTTATTACTAGAAGCGAGATCGAAATACAACAAGTTAAATCACAATTAGATGCTCAAAAAATGGCACAAGAAGCACAACTTAAAAAAGAGTTAATGGCTTTAGAGTTTCAATACAACATGCAACTTAAAGGTATTGAGGTTGATGGTATGAAAGAAAGAGAAAAACAAAAAGAAGATAGAAAAGATGAAAGAACAAAAATTCAAGCAACTCAACAATCTGAGTTAATTGAACAAAGAAATAGTGGAAAACCACCTAAAAACTTTGAGTCCGCAGGTAATGATACTATTGGAAGCGGATTTGATTTAGGTAGTTTTGAACCTAGTTAAAATTATTAATTATTATTATATTATATTATGGAAGAAAAAAATGAAAATGTAGTTGAAGAAACTACACAAGAACAAGCCGTAGAGACGGTTGATGAAAGTAAATTTGAATCTGCTGGAGACGACAGTGTTATAAAAGTAGATTTAAGTAAACCACCAATACCAAAAGAAGAAAAAAATGAAATTAAAGAAGATAACGCTGACGACAGCGGAGTGGTTGCAGAGTCTGAAAATGCCGACTCCCCACAAAAACAAGAAGAAATACAACCGGAAGCAGAAGCACAAGAAACTCCAGTATTAGAAGAGATTACTGAAGATTCTACTGAAGAAGACATTGCTGAAGTAGAAGAGCAAGTTGAAGAGGCTGTAGCTGAAGCTGAAGCAACCGGCAAACCATTGCCAGAAAATATTCAAAAGTTAGTTGACTTTATGGAAGAAACTGGTGGTGATATAAATGATTATGTAAAACTTAATCAAGATTATAGTAAGTTAGATGACAACGATGTTTTATATGAATATTATAAACAAACAAAACCTCATTTAACTAATGAAGAGATAAACTTCCTTATGGAAGATTCGTTCTCTTATGATGAAGAAGTTGATGAAGAAAGAGATATACGAAGAAAAAAATTAGCGTTAAAAGAGCAAGTTGCCGACGCTAGAGCCCATCTGGACGGGCAAAAGTCCAAATACTATGAAGAAATTAAAATGGGTTCTAAACTCACTAACGAGCAACAGAAAGCAATTGATTTCTTTAATAGATATAACAAGGAATCAGAAGCAACAAAAAAGACTGTTGACACTAACAGTAAAATATTTGAACAAAAAACAAATAATCTTTTTAACGACAAATTCAAAGGTTTTGAATATAATATTGGAGATAAAAAGTTTAGGTTTAATGTGAAAGATGTTGATAGTGTTAAAAAAATACAAAGCGATTCTAATAATTTTATGACAAAGTTTGTTGATAAAAACCGCGCTTTAACAGATGCCAAAGGGTATCACAAGTCTTTATTTACAGCTATGAATGCTGACGCTATCGCTAATCATTTTTATGAACAAGGTAAGGCTGATGCTATGAAAAATAGTATTGCTAAATCTAAAAATGTAGATATGAATCCAAGACAAAGTCATGGACAAATCGAAGCGGGAGGTTTAAAGTTCAAAGTTTTAGGTGATGATGCTAATGATTTTAAGTTAAGAATTAAAAATAAAAAATAATTAACAATTTAAAACTTTAAAAAATGGCAATTACTGCAGGAGGTAGTTTGAACGCAGTTGCAGCTCCGGCTAAAGCAACGCTAACTTCAAACTTTATAAATTTTATTGATGGTTCCACAGGATGGGAGCAACAATACCTGCCTGACTTGATGGAAAAAGAAGTTGAGAGATATGGTAAAAGAACAATCTCTGGTTTCTTAGCACAAGTTGGTGCAGAAGAGGCTTCACACGCTGATCGCGTTGTGTGGTCTGAACAAGGTAGATTACACTTATCTTATGATGGTGATATCGACAACGCTGGTACTTTTACAGTAGCTTCGTCTGGTACTCACGCTGTAAGAGTAGGTGCTACTGTTGTATTAAGTGACAACAAAGGTGTGGTTATCCCAGGATACGTGTCTGAGGTTGCTGCTAATTTAACTACAATGAAAATTCTTCCTTACGAAGCAGCTACAGTTGGTGCTGTATCTGGATTCCAAACTGATGACGATGGTACTAATAGTGCTAGCGTATTCGTTTATGGATCTGAATTTGGTAAAGGAACTAATGGTTTAGGTATCGATGGTAAAACTAATACGTTTGCTGCTGTTGAACCTTCATTCCAATCTTTTACTAACAAAATGATCATCATGAAAGATACTTATAGAGTATCTGGATCTGATGCTGCTGCTATCGGTTGGGTTGAGGTATCTGGTGAAGATGGACAAAACGGTTACTACTGGTATTTAAAAGCTAATGGTGATACTATGGCTCGTTTCGCTGATTACTGCGAGATGACTTTATTAGAATCTAAAGAAACTGTTACTGGTTCGACTGTTGAAGATCCAGCTAACGTTGGACAAACAGCTGACACGTCTGCGGCTGGTGCTGCAGGTACTATTGGTTTATTCCAATGGATAACTACATATGGTCATACTTCAACTGGTATTACTGGTGTTAACGCTGCTACTGATTTAGCAGAGTTTGACGCTATATTAGCTAAGTTTGATTCTCAAGGTGCTATTGAAGAAAACATGATGTTCGTTAATAGAGATGTATCTTTAGCAATGGACGATATGTTAGCTTCAATGAACTCTTATGGAGCTGGTGGTACTTCTTATGGATTATTTAATAATTCAGAAGACATGGCGCTTAACTTAGGTTTCTCTGGTTTCAGAAGAGGTTCTTATGACTTCTATAAGTCTGACTGGAAATACTTAAATGATGGTGCTTTAAGAGCTGGTTTAGGATACAACGATATTCGTGGTGTTGTAATCCCGGCTGGTACATCAAGTGTTTATGATGAAATGATGGGTAAAAACATGAAGAGACCATTCTTACACATGCGTTATAGAGCTTCTAACATGGAAAGTAGAAAACTAAAAACTTGGATCACTGATTCGGTTGGTGCTGCTACTTCTGATTTAGACGCAATGACGGTTAACTACTTATCTGAAAGATGTTTAGTAGTTCAAGGTGGAAATAACTTTATGTTATTAAACAAGTAATCAATTTTTAAAAGACCGGGGCTTCGGCCTCGGCCTTTTATTTTATTAATTTTATTATATATTATATTATGGAAAATGAAAAAATGGAGATACAAACTCCTATAAAAGAACAAAAGTGGGAAATAAAAGATAGAACATATTATTTATCAAGAAACAGAAAACCATTAACAGCAACTATACCGTCAACAAATATTTATTATTTTGACGAAGAAAAAGGTTACGAAAGAGAACTTAAATATTGTCAAAATCAAAGAACTTGTTTTGTTGACGAAATGCAAGGAGATCAAAGATTAGAACATATAACTTTTATGAATGGTTTTTTAATAGTACCTAAAAATAAAACAGTACTTCAAAAATTATTATCTTTATATCACCCGGGTAATGGATCACAATTTTTTGAGCAAGATAATGTTAAAATAGCTCAAGATGAAGTTGCGGATTTAGAAACTGAAATAGAAGCGTTAAACGCAGCACAAGTTATAGATATAGATATGGCTGAAGCTGTTATGCGTGTAGAGATTGGTTCTAAAGTGTCAGAGTTAAGTTCTAAAGAACTTAAAAGAGATTTACTACTATATGCTAAGAGAAATCCAAAACTATTCTTAGAATTAATTAATGATGACAATGTAGTTCTTAGAAACTTCGGTATTAGAGCAACTGAACTTGGTATTATTAAATTAAGTTCTGATCAAAGAACTTTTACTTGGGGTTCTAACGATAGAAAACTAATGAATGTTCCGTTTGATGAGCATCCATACTCAGCGCTAGCTGCTTGGTTTAAAACCGACGAAGGTATGGAAATCTATTCAAATATAGAAAAACGATTAAACAAATAATCAAACTGTAGAGCAGTCGCTCTTCGGGGCGATTGCAACTACAAATTATATTATATGGAAAAGAAAAAATCTAAAGGTTTAGGAGATACAATAGAAAAAATTACAAAAGCAACAGGTATAAAAAAAGTTGTAGAAAAAGTTAACAAAGTAACGGGGAGAGATTGTGGATGTGAAGAAAGAAAAGAAGCGTTAAATAGATTATTTCCTTATAATTATTAAATAAAAAAACATGGCAATAAGTATAAATACAGTATATCAAAGAGTGTTAGCTTTAGCTAACAAAGAACAAAGAGGTTATATAACACCTCAAGATTTTAATTTATTTGCCAACCAAGCTCAATTAGAAATATTAGAACAATATTTTTATGACATAAATCAATTTGGAAGAATGCATGGTAATAATACTAATTTTTCAGATATGGTTGATTTGATAAACGATAAACTAAACGTATTAAAAGTTACAGAGACGTTGAGTAATATTGTAGATGCAAAATTTGATTTACCTAGTGATTTCTTTAGAATGGGAAATGTTATATTAAACGGTATGGCAGCGGATCAAGTAACAAGAGCTGAAGTAATGACTATGAGCAAATCAAGACTAACAAAACCTACTAGAGGAAATCCTGTTTATACTATAAGTGGAAATGAAGTTCAAATATGGGGATGGACGCAGGGTGCTACATATGAGTATATAAAAAAACCAACAAATGTTAATTGGGGATATGTTATTGTTAACGAGGTAGCTATGTATAATCCTGGTGATACTACAGACTTTGAATTACACGCGTTGGAAGAAACTGAATTAGTATATAGAATATTGGCTTTATCAGGAATAAGTATTAAGAGACCTGATATCGCTTCAACAGCAAACGCTTTATTACAAGCAAAAAATCAACAAGAAAAAATATAAATAAATGGCAGCAACCAACGAATATGTAACGCTTGAAGATATTATTAATCAATTTATGATAGTTTATGTTGGTGAGGGAAAAACAATATCAAAAGTAAATAGAATAGATGCTACGTTTCACGCGCAGCGAGCTTTACAAGAATTAAGTTATGATACACTTAAATCTATATCATCAAAAGAATGTGAAGTACCAGCTTCTTTAAAAGTACCACTACCACCAGACTATATTAATTATACAAAAATTAGCTGGGTGGACTCAGCTGGTATAAAACATCCTATATATCCAACTAGTAAAACGTCAAACCCAACTAGATATCAAACTGACAGCAATGGTGATTATCTATTAGGTGATAATGAGGAATATATACCCTCAGGAGAATTAATAGTTAATGGTGATTTTCAAGATAGAGAGCACGGTTGGGGAATAAATATGGAAGAACAAACACCCGGTACAATAACCTCTTATCAAGAAACGTTAGACGGTGGTCTTCCTTTAACTGGATGGTTTATTGGATTTGATGGCAATGCTGTTAGAGGTTATCAAATTCCACAAAACGTGGGAATAAAACAAACTGGGATTCCAATTATAAATGGCCAAGATTATAAAATTTCAATCGACGCAAGCGGTTATACAAGTGGTAGGTTTGCGGTAATATTAGTAGACGAACAAGGTATTTCTACGGATGCTGGTAATATTACAGGGAATGGAACTTTTACAGCTACAGTTACAGCAGGTGATGGTTCAAGTGGATATGTAGCAAGTCAATTGTTTATTTACAACGAACACCCCACACAAAATGGTGACGTTATATTAGATAATATTTCTGTAGTTAAAGTTGGTGATGAGAGCGAATCAAAAACATGGGATAATTATAAGAATAATACACCTTCTGAAAATAATAATGATGATTATGAAGATGACGTATTTTGGCCGATACATGGTGAAAGATATGGTTTAGATCCTCAACATGCTCAAGTAAATGGTTCTTTTTATATAGATTATCGAAAAGGAAATCTACATCTTAGTTCTAATTTATCAGGAAAAACAATAATTATAGATTATATAAATGATGGATTAGATTATCCAGAAGGTGCCTCCGAAACTGAATTTTCTTGGTCAGCAACCGGAGTACATCTTGGCAGTGGTATTAATACCCCTATAGTTCATAAGTTTGCTGAAGAAGCTATATACAAGTGGATAATGTATGCTATTTTATCAACTAGAGCCAACACCCCAGAACATATTGTTAGAAGATATAAAAAAGAAAGATTTGCGGCAATAAGACAAGCTAAACTTAGACTTTCTAATATTAAATTAGAAGAATTATCAAGAATACTAAGAGGTAAATCAAAACAAATAAAACACTAGTATATGCCAGATATTAAACGTAATTTTTTACGTGGTAAAATGAACAAAGACCACGATGAAAGACTTGTAGCTGATGGTGAGTATAGAGATGCTATGAATATACAAATATCAACGTCAGATGACTCTAACATTGGTACTGCTCAAAATATATTAGGTAATAGATTAATAGCAACAAACGTTAGTTCTGTTCTTGATGATAATAGTATATGCATCGGTAGTATTGCGGATGAAAAAAATAATAAACTTTATTATTTTGTTAATGATAGAGGAGAAGAGTTAATAACAAATCGAAACTTTTTAAGTCAAACCAACTGGTACTTGGGAGGCGGTGTTTCGTTTAATGCAGCTGGTAATAGTGGTCCTAACGCTTACACAGCTTTAATATCAACCGCTGGCGACGGAAGTGCGCAGCCATTTGCGGGATTTTTTCACCGAATAGATTGTATGGGTGGTAAAAAATATACCGTATCAATCGGTATAAGTGATGTAGATATGGGTGGTGATAGTCTAAACAAATCTCATTTAATGCAGTTTTATGTTCAAGGAGATCACGATAATGGAGGTAATAATAGTTACAGACCTCATGGGCATATATATTGTGAGGATAAACCTGGTGTTACATATTACCACGCAACGTTTACGATGGATGTAACTCAAAACAATGGTAGCACAAAAATGCGTGCATATCTTCAAATGACTAGAGGTGATAGCTACGCGAAATCAGTTAGAATAAGTCATCCATCTGTAATCGAATTTCCCAATAATTATATAATACAGTATGATACTGAAAGAGATAGAGATGTAAGTTTGTATGGTTATCCTAATACAGTATCTCCCATGCACGACGCAACCTTTGTATTTGTTGATATAAATGGTGAGGTTTTGAAATTCGTAGATAATAATAGAATTACAGGTATAAATATAATAGATGACATGTTATTTTGGACAGACGGTTATTCTGAACCTAAAAAAATAAATATACCTAGATCTATAGAAGGAACAGTTCAAAATGGCCTTATTCCTACTAAAGTCGTAAACCCAGCGCAACCTGATGCGCATATGCAAGATCTAGTAACCGAAGAACATGTTACCGTTATAAGACGATCGCCGGTTTCAATGATAGACGTACAGGGTGTTACTTTTAGAGATAAATTTAAACAGTATCATGCTTATATTCAAATTAGCGATACTAATCAAAATCCTAATGATATAATTAATTCTTCTAAAGGAAATATACCTAATTTTACTTCAATAAAAGCTGGTGATACTTTTAGAGCGAAGTTAACTAATCCAGGAGGTACGCAACTACCTGTTGAATTAGAATGGAAAAATGGAGATGAGGTTGTTTTAAAAGAATATAATGTAGCAGGTAATCCTGACGGTGTGCCTTTAACTGAATATAGAATAAAAGGAACTATAAGTAATTGGGCTGAAAATAATTTTACTACAGTAAATCCTTTAATAAATAAAAATGGAGATCTTTTACAAGGTACAACTGGTCATCCTTATAATACTGGGCAGCCGCTTCATTGGACAATTGGGAATTGGTAGTAATAAATAATAATAATAATATATGAGTTTTCCTATAAGATATAGATGGAAGTGGAGTGGTTTCGATTTACGCATCGTAGATCTAGCTGATATTTATCCAAATCAAAGTAATTGGAGTTTAGCCGCTGTTGACGCTAGAACTAAATTAACAGAAGATATTTCTTGGTATATAGATCCAAGCGATAATTTAAGCGGTGCTCAAAAATATAATATTACATTTACAATAAATCAAATTAAAGATAATGCTAACCAGTGGTTACCAGCAAGAGGAAAAATCCAAATGTATATTGCGGATAATGATTTTACTCAAGATGGTAATTACGATAGGGTTCACTTTTTTCAATGGACACAAAACGCTACTAGTGATTCGTCCGGTGGACCTTTTGGAACTTTTGAAATTAAAGATGTTATATTTACACCTAACACAATAGATTCTACACCTTACGGTCAATCAACATATGCTAATAGTATAGTGTTTAAAGCAGAAGCGGATGGTAATAATGAAATGGCTAGATTTGCTCTTGATAACGTTCAAGTTGAAAGAGTTATTACTGTAGCTGACCAGGCTCAATGTGAAGTGCGTGTAAACTCTGTTTTAGGAATTCCACCTTCAGTTTCCCCTGGAGAAGCTTATAGAAAATATACAATAGACCTTTTTGATCAAGAAGAAAAATTATTTGAATTTAAATTTCCTAGATTTGCTTATAGATATAAATATTTAGACGGAGAGTACTCTGCTTTTTCTCCATGGACACAGCCAGTTTTTGCTCCGGGTGGATTTGATTATCACCCGCAAAAGGGTTATAATTTAGCAATGACAAACAAGTTAAAATATATATCTTTAACTGGTTTAAACTCAGGTATGCCTGCGGACGTTGTTAGTGTTGATATTCTTTATAAAGAAGATGGGTCTAACAATGTTTATATAGTTGATACTATAAAAGATCTTGATATTGCAGAATATAAAATAACTTCTGAAACTTTAAAAAATGGTATAACTCAATCAAATCAACTATTAAGACACTGGGATAATGTACCTAAGGCAGCTACAGCTCAAGAAATAGTAGGTAATAGATTGGTTTATGGTAATTACTTACAAAATTATGACTTAAAAAAAGATAATGGTATTGATTATAAAGTAGATTTATTTCCAGAAATATTATCTAAAACCTTAACGCCAGGCGCTCATGGTATAGCCTCTATAAAATCTTTAAGAGAATACCAACTGGGTATAGTTTATGCGGATAAATATGGTAGACAGACACCGGTTTTAACTAATGAAAATGCTACGGTATCAGTTGGTAAAAATAAAGCAGAAAACGCAAACGAATTAAGGATAACTATAAACAATACAGGTATTCCAGTCAACATGGAATATTTTAAATTTTATATCAAAGATAATACTAATGAGTATTATAATCTAGCAATGGATAGATATTACAACGCGGAAGATGATAATATTTGGATAGCGTTTCCTTCGTCTGATAGGAATAAAGTTGACATAGATGATTTTTTAATATTAAAAAAAGGTGTTGGTTCTAACAAACTAATAAAAGAAACTGCTAGGTATAAAATTATTGATATAAAAAATGAAGCTCCAGAAAATATAAAAAGAGTTGAATTTATGATTAGTACTAAAGGTCATGATAATCTTACCTCTAGTACTAAACTTTTTTCAGATAACGATTTGCCTTTTGAAGGTGACGACACTTTTCAAATAGAATATGATAGAGTATCTAGTTCTAGTATTTCAAATTTACATAATGACTTTAATAGTAGACCTAAAGATAAATATTTTATTACAATATCTAATTCATCTATAGGTAAAGTAACAGAAAGATATGAATTAATAGCGTTAAATGTTGATGATCCAGATTCACCTACTAAATGGAATTTTACTTTAAAAGTACCACTTGGTAGTGAAATAAATGAGTTTACAAATGATCCCACCGGTATAAATCCAAGCGTTATAGTTGATAATACTTTTTTAAATATATATAAATCAACTATTGATGATAATTTAAAATTTGACGGTAGATTTTTTGTAAAAATATATAATGATGAAGTTTTTGTTAGAAACATTGTAGAACCAGTTAATCTTGTTAGAGACACAACGTATAAATCCGTGGCTGATGGTTCTAGAAAAATTTATGGATTAGAAACCGAAGCAGATACTGATAGAATATTAAAACATGTTGATCCTGTAAGTAAGACGCCTAGAGTTTTTCACGATAAAATAAGTGATATTACCCAAGGCGCAACTGATTTAAGCCCAGGGGTGATGGGAGCAGCGATTACTAATACTAGAAGTTGGAGATCTTATCTACAATCAACTAACGAGATAGGTGAACACATGGGGACTTTAAACGAACTTGGTTCTTTTGGTGTTAGTGGTACTGATACTGGTGATGCTATTGGGTCTAGATGGCAGTTATACGACGCTTATTTTAGAGGGTTTAATGTAGATCCAGATGGTATAAGTAGTAGAAAAGAAAAAATGGATATACATGGTATTGACTCTAATAATCAATCTTTTGAAGATGTTTGGTTTTTTGATAAAGGTTGGAGTGCTGGTCAGTTTGAAAATAGTAATAATTCTCCATCTTCTGGTTGGGACAGTTTACCAAATCCTGGTAATGGGTACTCATCTGGAATAAAAAATGATCATAGTGGTGATCAAGGCGCTATTCTTGATATAGGTTTTGGAGGTATACAACCTAACGAGTGGGCTACAACCACAGAACGGCAGGGTGGCGGATACGATTTAGGGGCGAATACTTGGGGTAGCTCGCTATCTGCTATTGTTGATTCTTATCTACATCAATCCGATGCTTCTTTTTACAATTTAGAAGAAACTAATTTAAATTACACAGCAACTCAAGCTGCTTTTATTAAAAATATAGCTGTTGGTAGTCAGTTTAGGTTTAAAGAAGATCCTTTAGGTGAAATATATACAATAGTAAATGTAGATATTGGATTTAAACTTAGATATGAAGATATTTACACAGGCTTACTAACAGGTGGTAATAAAGATTTTGTCGACAATGCTGATGCTAATTCCAATCAAAGGGTTTTGAGAAGAAGTTGTTATCCTTTACAAGTTTTAACTAAAAATGGTAAGCGTGTAAACGCGGAACAAGCTGTTTTTAAAGATGGTAGTAGTTATACAATAAACGCATCAACATATCCTATACCTGGCCAACAATTTCCAGGCCCATACCACACAAGTACTTTTTTGAGAGCTAGTAATTTTACAAAAAACTTTAGAATTACAGTAGATAAAAAATTAACATGGAATCCTTGGGAAAACACTACTGGTGCTTTAACTAATGGCCAGGTGATAGAATGTGAAATGGTGGCCCAGCAACATGGTAATAATTGGGTGGATTTAGTAAGTATAAATGAGGTTTCGGGTAGCACTACAATTGGTCCATCAAAATTTGCTAACCAACAGAGTGGTAATATTTTCTCTGATACAAGACGTATAGAATTAGGTATGGTTATAACACACGCGCCAAACGGTGATGAGATAACAGCGCAAGAAAACAATGGACAAGGAGACGTAATGTATCCTATGGTTTCTAAGATAGAGGACAATAACGGTAGTTTCCGCGTTTATTTTAAAAATTATAATGGTGGTAAAAAACTTACCGGCTTAAGCGTGGCTGGTGGGTTAAAAAAAGGAACATCAGGCGCTGGAGATAAAATGAAATTTTATCAATTTCCAGTAAATGGTTTAAGTCCAAATTCAGCTAAAAATTTAAATTATTTTAGAAATACAATGGGGCATAACGCTAACGCTGGTCACGATGAGGTTGGTACAGATGCTTTGGGTTATACTATAGAATTTGTTGAAGAAATAACTATCCGCCCGGACGAAAATGTGCTACCTGAAAATCCTGCGGTTTGGGAAACAGAACCTAAAAAATTAGAAACTGATTTAGATATTTATCATGCTATTAGTGATTTTTATCCTATAAAGATAGCTGATCCAACAGATTTTGCTCCTATAGGTTCAGTGGTGCAACATGAAAATAGTAATGCGATTCCACCTGGTACAACGATCACAAATATCAACCCATCCACACATTGGGTTGAGTTAAGTAGAGATATAACTATAGATCCAGACAACGTAGATCCAACAAATCCTACCAACTGGGGTGGATTACAAATACCTAATTAAATAAATATAAAATGACGTACAATCCAGATCATAATTTAAACGTAAATGATTACATCAAGTTAACAAGACCTGATGGTAGTATTGTTTTTGTAAAGATACTTGAGGTTGGTACTCTTTCGCAAGGCGTAACTAACGAAATTAAATTAGATTTAACTAATTATCATAATAATACTTTTTTAGTTAACTGGTATAATTGTTATTCGTTTGGAAACGGTGTGGAATCTAACAGAATAAGAGACAGTTTTAACAATCAATTTTTAAAACCAGGTGTAACAGTATCTACTATTTTTGAAGATTATAAGGAAGAAAGAGTAAAAAATGGTTTAATATATTCTGGATTGTATAACGAACTTTCAAATACAAATAATTTAAATCAGTTTATACAAGCTGAAAAAATTACTAAAAATATAAATCCAGTATACGGTAGTATACAAAAACTTCATACTAGAGATACTGATTTAATAACATTATGTGAGGATAAAATAATTAAAATATTAGCTAATAAAGATGCTGTATTTAATGCTGACGGAAACCCACAATTAACCGCTAATCAAAATGTTTTGGGTCAAGCTGTGCCTTTTATAGGAGAGTTTGGTATATCTAAAAATCCGGAATCTTTTGTTTCACAATCTTATAGAGCTTATTTTTCTGATAAAGCTAGAGGAGCTATAATGAGATTGTCAAAAGATGGATTAACAGCAATCTCTGATCACGGAATGAAAAACTGGTTTAGAGATAATTTAAAATTATCTCAACATGTTATTGGTAGTTACGATGATCAGAAAGACGAGTATAACGTTACATTAAAAGGATTTTGGAATAATAGAGTAGAAGTAAACACAACTGTTTCTTTTAAAGAAAACGTTAAAGGATGGGTTAGTTTCAAATCTTTTGCTCCCGAAAACGCTATTAGTTGTAATAATAATTATTATACATTTAGAAGAGGTGAGCCTTGGATACACCATGTAGAAGGTGCAGGTTACGGCGTTGATGAAAGTTTTTATAATTCTTTTTACGGAACACACACGCCATCGAGTATAACAACTATAATAAATAATAATCCAGAAATTGTCAAAACATTTCACACTGTTAATTATGAAGGAACACAATCTCGTATTGATTCTTTATTAACATATGATACTTATTTACCTGGAACTACAACTGTTACTGGAACTTATGACAATCCTAATTATCACAATTTAGAAGATAAAGATGGTTGGTACGTTGAATACATTTTAACCGACAAACAAGAGGGTAGTATTAAAGAGTTTATAGAAAAAGAAGGTAAATGGTTTAATTATATTAGAGGTAAAGAAGGTACTACTTTTAATGAGAATGGTATAGTTGACATTTCTAGTTTTAATAATAATAACTCTACTTTTCAAGGTTTAGGTGTTTTACAATCTACACCAGTAGCCAGAAGCCCTGAAGGTTGTACAGACCCTACAGCGTTCAACTATGATGCGGGCGCGGTTATTGATGATGGTAGTTGTGTAGTTGTAACGTATGGATGTACTGATGGTAACGCTGATAATTATGATCCTAATGCAAATACTGACGATGGTAGTTGTGAGTATCTTGGCTGTACAGATCCAACTGCACTTAATTATGACTCTAACGCCAATGTTAATGATGGTTCATGTATAGCAATTGTATATGGATGTATGGATAATACACAATTCAACTATAATCCTAGCGCCAATGTTGATGATGGTAGTTGTATTCCTATAATATTTGGATGTACAGATTCTAACGCAATGAACCCATGTTCTAACAACTGTAATACAGATGATGGTAGTTGTATTTATCCTGTCTACGGTTGTACGAATCCTAATTTATGTAATTATGATCCAGCAGCAAACACTGAAGATGGTAGTTGTTATCAATGTCATATTCCTTCAGCTGATAATTTTGACGCTCCTGCTGGTACATCACCTCTAGCTGGTGGCTGTACGTCGGGTAATACTTCTTTCATCTTTGGTTTAACTTGTAACTGGTGTCAAAATATTATGGCTGATAATCCTGGTGTTTATGCAGATAGCCAAACAACTATAGAATTAGAGTGGGTGGAAGGTACCACTAACAATCCAAATGGTTGGTTTGGTCATAACAATGACACTGGACCCGCAACGCCTGGCGAAATAAATATTGCGCAAATATTAGAATTTAATGTAGAAGTTTATGACAACAACGATACATTATTAACAACTTATATTGTTACTAATGGTAATTTAAGTTCTGGTTCGTTGAACTCACCTGGTTCTCTTAGGTTTATAGTAAACGGGTTAACGGTAGATACTGAGTATAGATTTAAGATATATCCAACTTGCGTTGGAGGAACCAATCCACCAGCGCCTGCAGATTACAACGGCTCGCCTTACGCGGTTATACACTCAACACCACCAACACCAGTATATGGTTGTACTAGCGTATCAGCTTGTAATTACGATCCTCTTGCCAATACAGATGATGGATCTTGTATAATGCCTGCTGGGTGTAACGATCCTCTTTATTTAGAATATGATGCAAATGTAACTTGCCATGATAATACTAACGCTTGTCAAACTCTTATAGTTAATGGTTGTACAGATCCAACAGCATTTAATTATGATCCTAATGCTAATATTGATGACGGTAGTTGTATAGCGACTGTATTTGGTTGTATGAATGATAATCCTTCTTGGGATGGAACTATGCCTATAGCTGTACGTCGTACGGGACCTTTTGGTTCAGGTAATAGTACAAGTCCAGCTGATGATGGTTATCCAGATCTTGGGCAGAATCATGCGAGTGGATTGGGTACTGGTTATTACTATAATGGAGATGGTATTATACCGGCTAACACTACGCCAAATGCGATGACTATCTCCACACCGGTTTGTAACCACATTTGTCCTTCGTGGAACGCAACCGTTACAACACAGGTAAATAATAATGGATTTGATTCTCCTGGTGGTCAGCTTTCATTCTCTATGAATTTTAGCAAAGTACCAAATGATAAAGTTGAAATGTTTCCATCAGCACAACTTCAAACTTTGGGAGCTACAAGCGCATCAGATGTAGTGAAGAGCTGGCAAGGTAGTAATAGTACCCCAATTACACAAGGTAACCACGCTAATTGGTATCCAAGAACATTTGACTTAACGAGTCTTGTTGCTGCTGATAATACGATAAATGGACAATCTTCTGGTACTATAGTTTTATTAAACAGATCTAATCCGAATGCAAATTGGGATTCTAACTATATAATGTATCAAGCTAGTGGAAATTATGAGGATAATATTCAAGGACAATGCGCGCCAAGTTATCAAATTCCTTTTGAAATAGGATGTATGGATCCAAACGCATATAATTATTGCCCAAACTGTACTATTAGTGACGATGTGAACGGTAATACATCTAGCTGCGTGCAAGCTCCTATGGGATGTACTAACCCTGAAGCTTGGAACTACGATCCAGTAGCGGTTGTTGACGACGGTACGTGTAATTTAGTACAAGCTTTTAACGAGTTTGTACCATCCGCAAGTACTAACTATTATGCTCACTGGGAAAAAACAACTGGCTCTAATGGTAAGTTTATTTATTTTGGAATGCCTTCCTGGCCAGGAACGTGCAGTGGTTGTACTCTCAATCTTAATGTACAAAATAATATAGATTTGAGTTTAATGAATCCTGGCAATACACACGTACAATTTGTAGCTTGGGTTAGGGTTACAGATGATGCTGGTACTCCTTACACACATCTTTCTGTAACTACAAGTGATGGTTGGTGGAGACTAGAGCATAATGGTCAAGCTACAACAAGCAACTCACCAGCTTGGAAACCTTATAACGCTCAAATACCTGGACAAAAAACTATAAACCACAATGCAGATTATCAAACATGGTGGCCAAACTTAAGACTAAATGCTCCGAGCCATTGGTCCTTTAATAGTGGTCTTCCTGAAAACGTTAGTTACGCTTCTATCATGTTTATGTTTACACATTGGGGCCAAGGTGGTGGTAGTGGTTATATGAAAACAATACCATTTGAAGCAAGAACAAATAATCAACAAGGGTCTATCAAAGCCGGTACTAAAGTTGAATTAGCTTTATTCCCTATAATTGACAGAACAAAACTTCCAACAGGACACCCTGAGTATGCTGCTGCAAACACACCTGGAAATAGATTAACAGTTCCTGCAGGTGCTGATGTTAGTTCTAATGCTCATTACCCAGAACAAAACGGTACTTACTACGCGGCTGGTCCACCAACCTTCCCGTCTAGTATAATGTCGTACACGTTTGGACCAAGTGTTCCAAATAACCAACCTAACGGTGACGGTACGTTTAACACTAATGGCCAGGCACCATCGGAATAATTAAATAATTTATAAATAAAACTAATAATATGCAATTACTAACACTAGATTTTTTAGGTATAAGCGAGTCTTTACAAACAGGAGATATTGCTTATTATGCTTCTAACTCTAACATGCAAGGTGGTTTTAAAGTGATAAGTGATTTAACAGCTTTTGGAACTGTTGTGGATATAAATAGACAAAATGGTAAAATTACCGTTTTATGGGATGACAGTGATAATGATAATGATGGTTCTCCAGATATAACCGCGCCACAGCAAGGCGACTATATAATGTTTGGTAAAAGTAACGCCGCTAATTCTTCAAGTTTATTAGGGTATTATGCGGAAATTAAATTTGTAAATAATTCACACGAAAAAGCTGAGTTATTTTCAATTGGATCTGAATTAGAAGAAAGTAGTAGATAATATGAAAATAATTAGAAATTTTACAATAAATCTTGAAGACATGTCAGCAGCAGCTCAAACCCGAGAATTTTATATTGAGGGAGATGAAAATGCTATAATTTCATTAGAAGTTAAAAATGAAGATAATTATTATTATAATTTTGCAACAAAAGCATTTGCCGCTGCTAAATATACTTTAAAAAGAAAAAGACTTAAAAGTGGTATTTATAGAAACTCTATAAGTTTTCCAAAAATAACAGATAACGATCAGTACGATATATATTTATTTGCTGAAAACGGGTATGATACTCACCACGCGCCTTATAATGAGGTTAGATTTGATGACGGTTCTTTGGATATAAACTCGTCAACAGGTTCTAACTCTAGTTTAATGAAAAAGGTTATTTATCAATACACTGATACAACGGTAACGTTATCAGCAGTATCTCCGAACGCGTTATCCGGATTTACTAGTATGTCTGTAACTGATGATACTGTTGTGGTGCCTAGAAATACAAGATTAAATTCAAAATCTTTTTCAGTTGTAGTAACGGCCGCAGCTACAAAAGCTTTTTATATAAACACACAACCAACAGAAAATGATATTACAGCCTCTGTATCAAGAGTGTTTGGGGCAGATCCTGTTGATATAAAAGGAGAAAATATATATCCAGAAGAAAGAGCTGCGTTTACTGGAGATGATGTTAATGGGGCTATTACCAGCGGTTCTGTAGTTAGAATGGATAATACTGACTTATCCGCCGCTATTGAAGTTGGTGATAAAATAACATCTCCCGTAACAACCGATACTGTAAATGGTGATTTTAGTGGTGGAGCCACTGCTATAACTATGGATACCGCTGTTGCTACAAAAATGGCTGTTGGAGATAGAGTCACTGGTACAACCGCTCTTGACGCTGGAGAGTTTCTTGTAGATTCTATTGACTCTACAAATGTCTTTTCGCTTTCAGCATCAGCTGCTATAGATGATGGTACAACATTAACGTTTAGCTCTAAGGTTAATAGAAGTTTAACAACAGTCACAGTCGTTGAAACTAGCGGTACTGATACTGATTTCACAATGTCACAAGCTATTCAGTTTCGTGATAACCAACCGTTAGTTTTTAGTCCTAGAAAAAATTATAGATGGAGTTTAACTGGCGCTGGTATTTTAGGATTAACAGCTGGTGTAAAACCTATAGGAACAAATATAACAACTGATTCTTTTATAAGCGTGCATGAAGATTTAAGCACATATACAACTGTTGTTGAAGATGAGTTTGGAGGTTTAGAAGACGTTACGAAGATAATAACTAATGCTTTTTCTCCCGCTACGGATACTGTTAGTAAAAAACCCACTATAACGAACGGTGTTGTTAGCGCGCAATTAGGAGATATAACATTTAATAATCAACAAGCTCTTGTGCTTGGTGGTGATACTGTAACTTTTTATGCCTATGGTCCTGACGCTATAGAAAGTATGGTTGGTCCTAAAATAGAATTAAGTAATTTAAAAATTGAATTAACAAAACCAACCACAACAACAACTGGTGCTATTAGTAATTCAACAACAATTTCTGTCGCTGATAGAGAGGGTGTTATTAATAATATTTCTAAAATTAGTGGTATTGGTATAGATCCTACGGTTGTTGACCCTTTTATAACAGCCGGTGGAGGAACTGATGGTTCTGGTAACTGGACAGCTAGTGCTGCTCAAACTTTAGAAAGCGGTATAACGCTAACCGTTGAAAACACAAGTAGAGTTGCAACTATAACAGGTGATATAGCTATCACAAACATGAACGCTGCCAATTTTACATTAAAATTTGATTTAGAAAAGCTATTAACTGCCTCATAATTAAAAAAACAGTGAAAACTGTGACTATATTAAGTATAAATAAAATTTAATACAATGAGTAATATAGTTTTTAGATCTTTCAAAGAGGGAGATTACGAAACGTGTTGTGAGTGGTGGAAATGGTGGTGGGGAAAATTTGGAGCAGAACCAATTAGAAGAGCGTTTTTACCAAAAGATGAAAGATGTTATGTTATAGAAAAAAATGGAATACCAGTGGCGTGTACGTTTTTAATTCTAGCTTATGATATACCTTGTGTAGCTTGGACAACATATTTAGTTTCAAATCCAAAATATAAAGAAAAAGATAGAAGACATTTGATAGGAATGTTGATAAAAGGTGTTGAAGAACAAGCTGAAAAATACGGTGTGTTACAGCTTTTTACAGTTTGCGGAACTACACACATGTCTGATATACATAGAGATTTAGGATGGGATATGTCACCAGTAAAACACGAAGCTTTTACATACTTAACAAATAATTTAAAAAAAATAGATAAAAACTATGGGAAGAAGAGCTAAAAATAAACAAAATCAGCTATCTCAGGATATGATGGATGCTACTAACGCGCAGTTAGAGAAATTTAACAACGAGCAAGCAGCACAACGTAAACTTTTAGAAAGACAAAAGAAAGAATACAAAGAGTTTGAATTTGTAAATCCATATCAGGATATGCAAAATCCTTTAGCCACTTTACAAACAGAGTTTGAAAATGTTTATGAAGATGTTACAGTTGATATGAGAGCAGCAGAGTTTCAACAACAAATGGCCCGTCAACAAAGAGCTGATATATTAAGCACTTTAAGTGGTGCTGCTGGTGGTTCTGGTATTAGCGCTTTAGCTCAATCTATGGCTAACGCTGGTACTTTACAAGCACAACAAATATCTGCTGGTATAGGACAGCAAGAAAGACAAAATCAAATGATGGCTATGAGGGGTGCGGCTCAGGTTCAAGCAATGGAATCACAAAGAGAACTAATGATAGCACAAGCAGAGGGAACTATGGATATGACAGAAAGAGGTGGTGACGCTATGATACAACAAGCAGAAATGCAAAGGCAAGCGACTTTATTGGGTGTTGAAATGGGTGGTATGGCTGGCGCTAATGCTGGTGTACAATCAGCTTACGCAAATCAAATGGCAGGTTTTGGCGCACAGGCAAGTATGTTAAATTCACAAGTTGCTGCGGGTGCTCAAATAGCAAGTGCGTTTGTGCCAAAAATGTCAATACCACTACCAGTTTAACGGGAGGATAATAAAATAAATATGGCAAAAAAAATGAATATGGATATAAGAGCAGATCAAAGTTTAGTAGCAGCAGCTTACAGAATGGGTATGGCAAATGTGCCAAAAGATCTTAGTAGAACGTTTGAAAAAATGGCTGAAAGCTATGATAGAACAATGAAGCAAGTAGCTGCCACTTGGTCAGAAGTTGGTCAATCGGTGGGCGAATTAGGATTACAAGCGGCAAAGAAAGCTATTAAAAATGAAAATCTAAATATCAAGGGTGATAACTACATGGTATATAGAGATGAAGAAAATCAAATTATAACTGAAACTCAAATTGATGATCGTTATGATAAATATGTAGAAGGTCAAAAAACAGATGTAAAGCCAAAAGAGATTTTAGAGTTTAAAGATTGGGTTTTACAAGACCCAGTTAAAAGGCAAGGTGGTGATGCTAAAAGTCAATACGAGAATTATAAATTAGAAATAGAAAAATCAAACAAAGTAGAGACTAAACCTGTTTTATCAAAAGACGAGTGGATGAAACAGCAGTCAAAAATTCAACCCGTTACTATTGGTAATGAATTAAGAAATATTAGAAAAGATTTAAGAAAACTTTGGGGTAAAACAGATGCTGGGAGTAGAAAAAAAAGACATGAGCTTAAAGGAGAAAGAGATCAGTTGATAGCTGATATCCAGTTTTTAGAAAATGCTGATAATTTTAATAGTGATCTTTTAACCAGTGGTAATGTTGATTTTGAATCCACTGGTAAATTAAATCTATTAATGCAACACGCATTAACAGCTTATAAAACTAAAACGGGTGTTATACAAGATGGAGAGTTTAAAGGTTTTAAAGCTGTTTTAACTAGAAACGCTAATGATGAACTTGCTTTTGCTTTACAAGATTCTTCAGGTAAAATAGTAACTGGTATTAATCATTTAGGTCAAGTAGAAACAGATCCAAATGCTGATCCTTTTGTTATAGACGGTAGTGAAACAAACACTTTATTAACTCCAAAAATTAATCCTAAAGTTAAAAGTTCTATAGACAAATTATTTCTTGCTCAAGATACTAGAGGTGCTATTAACGGTACAAGTTATTTAGGCGATAAATTTGTAAATGATTTAAGACCTGCTTTGGAAGACGAAAATGTTTTACACGCTGCGATTAGAAAACCGTTAGGTATGAACGCTACTAGTTTTGCTGCGGATTTAACTAACGAAAGTGTCGATTCGGCTGAAATATTTAAATACTTAAGTACTTTAACATCTTCCGGTAGTGGTATTGCGAGTGATATAGTCGATGTACCTGGAACTTCTAAGGGTATTACAGAGGCTGATTTTATTGGAGAAGGTGTTGGTGCTGATAATTATTTAAAAGTTGTTAGCGCTATTTTAAATAGATCTGATAAAAATTACAACGTTAACGTAACTAGAGAAGCTGCGTTAGAAAGATATAAAAGAGACGGCGAAAACATGTTTAACGAAGGTATGAGACGAAGAAAAGAACCAGGTGGTACTACAACAGGAACTGGTAGAAATTACTTTATAGGTAAACAGTCAATACCTAAAACATCTATCGATCCAGATGTTAAACTATTAAACGATGATCCTAACGATATACCTCGTAGAACGGCTTGGAATGGAGTGAAGTGGAAGAAAGAAAATGGACAGTATATGATGTTTAACGAAAATGCTGAGTGGGAAAATCTTACAAAAGATGATTTGGCATTCAATTTAAGTTTTGATGATAAAGTTGGTTATATATCTGGAAAATCAACAACAACAACAACAACAACGCCACCAGAAACAAAAACAAAAACATACAAACCTATAAAAGAACAAGTTGTCAAACCTATAACGCAAGGTCAAGAAATTAACTTTGATACACCTATTGGTGAATATACTCTGCGTGATTTATTTAAAGGAAATATTGATGACGATGACGTAGATTTCTTATTGTCAAAAGCTTTTCCTAATCTTCAAATATCTACCCCGTTTAACTTAAACGAAAGAATAAACGTTCAGGGTAGGGATTACGATGTTAATAACGAAATGGATATGCAGAATTTAGTTAAATACCTAATGAGCGAAGAAGGACAAAAATTATTATCTCCAGAATTTGTTGTTGGTAATGAATATTCTAGGGGAGATAAAACATTTATATATCAAAAAGACGGAACATTTAAAGAAAAATAATATGCCAGAAAATATATCAATGGAAGAGTTTTTATCTTTAACACCAAATGTTGAAGAGAAAAATAAAAAAGAAGAAAACATTATTTCAAAGGAAGAATTTCTTGCTTTGGGAAACCAAACAGACTCCTCGATAGAGACCCAAACGACGGAGTCAAACGTTATGGAATCAGGGTCGGACGATGGTTCTTTGGAATTACCACAGGTGACAATGAAAGATGTAGATGTTCCGGAAAGACAAGCTATAAATAGATTTAAGAAAAAATTTGGAGGTTTAGGTTTTGAGTTTGATCAAGCTGGTTTTGGTACAGACAAAGTTATAATCTATGCACCACCAAAATTTGAGGGTCAACCAAAAGAAGATAGAGAAAAATTAGAGATTCAAACGGACTTAGATTTATTTGGTTTTAGTACATATTCTGATAAACTTTGGGGTGCCAGTTCAAAACAAACAGCGCAAGATGTAAATGATTTTGTTAAAAAACACTCACAAGGATCTCCAGTTAACCCACAAGTGTATGCCTCCGCTTGGAATACAGTTGATACATATAAAGTAGAAGGAAAAGACGGTAAATCCAAAAAAATAAAAGATTTATCTTCAGACGAACTTGGCGAACACATGAAATCTGCTTATAACGCAGCTTTACATTCTGAAAACTTACCCGGTATTAAAGAAATATTTGAAGAAATAAATGTCACTTTAGAAGATTTTACTAAAACAACTATAGACGATTTAAAAAACAAATACGATCTTACTGATCAAAAACAAGTAGAATTAGCTAACAAAGAGTTAAAACAATTAATCACCAAAAAGCAAAATGAGTTATTTGAGCAAAATCAAGAATTAAAAAATATACAAGAAGGTGTTTTAAAAGCGGTAGAAAGTAGGTTTAGTAGCACTTTAGATGATAAATTAAGAAAAGAAGCTGAAGATATGCACTTACCGTCTTGGATAACTAATTTTGATTCAGATTACATTAGACAAGGGTATATTACAGCTGCAATAAAATTTCCTAAAGCTTTAAAAGAAGTTAATATACTTCACAAAGGTATTGATTTGAAAAATACCAATGAAGAAATAGAAGAGTTGAAAAAATTAGATCCAACTGCTAATTATATTTCCGATGAACCAACTGGATTTAAAACAAACGCTGATAGAATAAAGTATCTCGAAAGTTATAAAGCTAATTTAAATAAAGATATAGGATTTAAACTAGCTGAATCACAAGAATATCAAAAAAAGTTAGAAGACGTTAGAGTTCCAACTATATTTGGAAAAGATATATCTGATCCAGATTTAACTATAGATGAGTGGCAGGGTATGCTAGGTGATCAAACAGTTCAAATGATTTCAGCAGTTCTTACCATGGGTGGCTCTACATATATACAAGAGGGTGGTGGCGCTGCTTTAGATATTATAGAAATAGAAGCTGCTAAAAAAATGTTTCCACCCACAAGAGAGGGTATTCAAATAGTTGAAGTTGGATCTAAAGAATGGCAAAAGCAAAGTAGTGAAGATATAGAAAAAGCGTTAGAAGCTTTTAGAAAACTTCCTAAAGAAGAAAGAGCCGCTGCTATGGCTGATATATTAGATAAGGGAGAAGCTAATTTAAATCCCGCTGTAATGGTTGGGGCTACAAATGCTGGTTTAGACCTTGTGTCTAACTTTTTTGTTATAGGTAAAGCAACTAAATTTGCACCTAAAAGTTTAGGAAGACATTTGATAAGAGGTAGACTTGGTAAATTTTTAAGCGAAGGTTATGAAACTGTAGGTAAAGATTTAGGAAAAGCTAGTTTTATGGAGTTTATTACCGAAACATCTCAAGAGGGAACAAGTATAACTGGTGTTGGTGTGTCAACTGGATATTACGGTAATAAAGATGCTAATATAAAAAGATTAGCTGAAGCTGGTGGTCAAGCCTTATTGTCAACTGGACCTTTAGTTGGTGCTGGTAAGGTTGCAACTACAACAACAAAAGAACTTAGAGCTAAAACTGGTTGGTTTGGTGGTGAAGATTTAAAATTAACTAGACAATCTATAAATCAGATAAAAAAAGAATACGAGCAGTATCAAAAAGACGGTGTAATTACTATTGATCAATTAGACGAGGTATATACAGAGTTAGAAGCACAAGAAGATTTTATTAACAACACAAAGTATAAAAACCTAAGTAATAACGAAAAAATTAAAGTAATTGACAATTTAGTTGAAATAGCTAATTTAAAAAAAGATTTAACTAAGCTTGAAAACGAAAACAAAAAAACTAAAAAACAACAAAAAGACACCGGTGGATTAAATCCTAACACTATACAAAACGATATAAAAGGTGAAATAATAAAAAACAAAATAAAGGAATTACAACTTAATAATCTAAAAGAGATTTGGAAAAATGATCTTACAACAAATTTAGAGTTTGCTGAATGGATAAATAATCAGACAGAAGGATTTTTTGCTGATAAAGCAGTAATGACATTTGACAACGTTGAAGATGCAAGAAATTTTATTGAAGGAAATAACTTAGAACAAGAAGCCGGTAGAAATCCTTTGGAGGTTTTTCTTAATTTACAATCACTATACAATGGTGATGTTAATGGCGCTAACTTAGGTAATGTTGCTGTAATAGTAAATGATAACGTAAGAAAAAACATCGACGCAAATTACGGTGATTGGTCTTCTTCTAACGTTGTTCACCACGAGGCATTTCATTTTATACTAGACGCAATACCCGTTTCTGAATTACAAACTGTTAGAAATCAAGTGATTTCTGAGTTAGAGGCCTCTACTGATCCTAAAATACAAGCGGCTTTAAAGCTCCACAAAGATAAGATGGATTTATACACTAAAGATAAAAGAACTAGAGAGTATAACGAAGAATGGTTTGCTGTTTTATCTGACGCTATGAGGGGTGTTAAAAATTCTGATATAAGTTTAGAAAATGGCGTGGCATTAGAAGGTGTTGGTAGAATATTCGGTGGTTTATTTCAAGGTGTTACAAAGAAAGGTTTTGATTTTACTAAATTTGATGCGCAAAACGCTTTAGAATTTATTAAAAAGTACAATGACTTTAACGGTAAATCACCTGGTTTAGTTTTACCTGGTGTTAAAGGTAAGGTAGATGTTCAATTACCTAAAAAGAAAGGAATTGATTTTAAATTATCTAAAGCGGTGGGTTCGCAAACAACCGTTAAAGAGGATTTATTTAAAGAAACTAACAACGCGTTAATAGAAGCTTTAGAAATGTATGGCATGAAAAATCCAGAGCGATTACTAAGCGAAGATATAAATGTAAGAAAACAATTAGCTAAAGAATGGGAAGCACTTGGTGATAGTAGGTTTTGGATTGGAACCGTTATAGGTGAAAAATGGAGAAGATTTATAGAAGTAAATTATTTACAAAAAAGAGATAAAGCAGCTAATTATGATTTATACAAAGATCAAATATTAGATGTTGTAACAACTGGTATTGAAAAAGGTGATAATGGTATACCGTTTTTAGTTAGATCTTGGAAACCAGCTGAAGAGGGTGGTAGAAGTTTAACTTCGCATATATTTGGGGAGATTGAAACTAGATTAATGGCTAAAGGTGGTATTATAGATCGTAAGTTTCCTCAGTTTGATAAGTTCACGTCGGCTATAGACATGTCTAGAGATGATGGCGGTATGGACATTGCTGGTGATTTAGATGTTGATACTGTTTTAGCTGCTGAAGAAAGAAAAAGAAAAAGAAAAGAAAATTTAGAAGAGGATAGATATAGAAAATTAATAGGTATTGATGATAAATTTGCTACTGAAATTAAAAACGAGATTAGAGACGTTTTATTGTCGGGAGATTTAGGTTTAATAAGTGACTTTGCTTGGACACAGCGTTTTTCTAAAGCTGCTCAGAAAAAACTATTTAAAATCATTAAAGATGAGATGAAAGATTATGAGGCTTTTTTAAAGAAAACTAGAAAGCCATTTGTAAAACATGCCCACACCTCTGATTTGGTTCAGATGGAAAAAAATGAAAAGAATAAAATATTTACTAAATTAAAAGCGGTAAATGCTAGTCCTGAAAAAATTAAGATAGCTTTATTAGAAGGGTTAATACAACCTTTTGAGGTTAAAAGTATGACGCAAGGTCCTAATATCTATGAAAAAGTAGACACTAAAGAGCAAGAGTTTATTGATTTTATGAAAGTTAGAGGTAGAAAAGATGCTTTTGTAAAAAACAATATTAATATAATGGCTATGGATGCCGTGTTTGATGTTTTATTAAACCAAACAGTTAAAGTAGGTGGAAAGCAAGTTAGGGTTTTAGATGAGTTTATTAGACAACAAAGAGAGAAAGGTTTACCACATGTTAGTAATGTTCTTGGTATTGTAAAAGAAAGAATAAACAGGGATCAAGATGTTAAATTTAGTAAAACTGTTAGGGGTTTTAATCCTTTTGAATTAAAAGTTTTTTATGGTAAATTAGATGTTTTTGGTGATATTTTAAATGTTACAAATGTTGGAGACGAAGCAGCTGTATACCAAGCAGTATATAGCGTTTGGGGAGAAGATTATAATCAAACTAAATTAAAAGCGTTATCTAATGATTTATTTAAATTAGTAAAAAGATATGCTACTATAGATAAAAATCACACTAATTTAAAAACTCAACCAGAACAAAAACTTAACGAATATTTACACGATAATATAACAGCAGCTGCGCTAGAAATGAATTTAGCTGAGTTTTTAGATTTAAAAAACGACAAAGGAAAATTCATAAAAATTTCTAACGCTTTTGATGAAATAGGTAGGATTAATAATCAAAGAGCCGAAATAGTTACCCTAGGTAGAAAACTTATAAAAAAGTACGGTGAACAAATAGCTTTAATGATGATGGTTCATGCTAGTGGAATGTATGCTACTAGTACAAAAATTGGTAGAGGTAAATTTAAAGTAAACGAAAAAGGTATTGTGTACGAAGTAACGCCGAAAGATATTGGTAAAGAAAAATTTGGAGATCAAAGATATCAAGTTTTTGATGGTAAAAAAGATTTTAATAAGAATGTACTTAAAAAAATATTTCCAAATATTAAACTAACAGAAGCTGGTAATTTAAAAAAGATTCAAGAAGTAACAGTAAAAGGTGAAAAAGTAGAAATAGACACGTCTCTTCTAGCTGAAAAATCTAAAGAAGCAATGGAAGATAGAGACTTTAAAGCTAGAAAGGCTCAAGCTAAACTTTCAGAGCTTTTTGTTAGAGATATGGCTCAGCATTATAAAGATCAAATTAAAAAAGGTGCTTTAGATAAAACTGATTTTGCAATGCTAATGATGAGCATGGCTAGTAATATGCAATCACCATTAAAAAGAGCCGCTAATTTAAAGTATATATACAAAGATAAAAAAGGTAAAAAATATAAAGGTGAGCTTAGATATGAGCATATGATTCCTACTAATTATATGGTTATGAAGATAACAGACGCTTATATGAACGACGGAGAGATTGATCTAGACGCTTTGTTTGAAGAATATACAGTTGCTGTTATACCTACCACTATGGATGATGTACTTGAAGAAATGGGTTACCAATATGTTATGCCTATTGGTTTTGAAGTAGGACAAAGCGCTAGAGTAAGATATTATAACATGTCTACATATGGTCATCCAGATTTATATGCTATAGAAAGCATTGACCCTAAGGACAAGGGTAAAGTTTATGGGGAGGGAATTGCCAATATTAAATTTAGTAGAAATATTAATAAATTTAACACCTTAAATAACGCTATTGTAGAAGCTAGAAAAATTAAATTTTCTTCAAAACCTAGAGGTATTACTGTTTTAGATTTTGATGACACGTTAGCCACAACTAAATCAGGTGTTAGAGCAACTATGCCAAATCCAGATGGAACACCAAAACCTAATAGAAAAGTTATATTTTTAGCTGGAGGCGCTGGTAGTGGCAAATCAAATGTTGTTAAACAATTAGGTTTAGAAGATCAAGGATTTAAAATTGTTAATCAAGATATATCTTTAGAATGGTTAAAGAAAAACTCTGGTTTACCAGCAGATATGAGAGATCTTACTAAAGAACAAAAAAGTACTTTAGGTAAATTACAAGCTGAAGCTAGACGTATAGCTAAGCGTAAAATGATGAAATTTAAAGGCAATGGTAATGGTGTGGTTGTTGATGGAACAGGTGGATCTATAAATGTTATGACAAAACTTGTAAATGAGTTTAAAGAAAAGGGTTATGATGTTAGCATGTTATTTGTGGAAACATCTTTAGATGTTGCTTTACAAAGAAATAAAGCTAGAAAAGAAAGATCTCTACTTGATGTTATAGTTAGAAAAAACCACGAAGCAGTACAAGGTAATAAAGATGGATTTAAAGAAATGTTTGGAAACAGATTTATGCAAGTTAACACTGATAACTTAACAATGAAAGATCCTATGCCGTCAGATTTGGTAAGTAAGATGGATGACTTTGTAAGTGGTTATGAAAAAAGAAGATTAGACGCTGAAGAGTTTGCTAGCGAAGGAGCTGATTTATTAGCTCAAGGAGCTGAATTTGATTTTTCAGAATTTAATGTAGTTACGGAAGGACAAACAGCGCCTTTATTTAATAAAGCTTTAAAACTGCAAAAGAAATTTGGTAACGAAGATATGTTTGTGTTAACCGCTAGGCCACCCGAATCAGCTCCACATATATTTGAGTTTTTAAAAGCTAACGGTTTAAATATACCTTTAAAAAATATAACTGGTTTAGGTAATTCTACAGCGGAAGCAAAAGCATTGTGGATGGCTGATAAAGTTGGTGAGGGTTATAACGACTTTTATTTTGCTGATGATGCCTTGCAAAACGTACAAGCCGTACAAAACATGTTAGATCAGTTCGATGTTAAGTCTAAGGTTCAGCAAGCTAAAGTTAAGTTTAGTAAAGGAATGAATACTGAGTTTAATAATATATTAGAGGATGTAACTGGTATCGAATCTAAGAAAAGATTTTCAGCTATTAAAGCTAGAAAACGTGGAGAAAGTAAAGGTAAATTTAGATTTTTTATACCACCATCACATGAAGATTTTGTAGGATTATTATACAACTTTATAGGTAAAGGCAAAGAAGGTAACAAGCATAGAGATTTCTTTGAAGAAGCTTTAGTTAGACCGTTAAACAGGGCTGATAGAGAGTTAAACACAGCTAAACAAGCTATAGCTAACGATTATAAATCATTAAACAAAGAGTTTGAGAATGTTAAGAAAAAATTAAATAAAAAAACTCCAGACGGTGATTTCACATATCAAGATGCGATTAGAGTGTATTTATGGGACAAACATGATTATAACATACCGGGATTAAGTAAGACCGATCAACAAGGTTTAGTTGATTTAGTTATGAATGATGTTGAACTACAAACTTACGCTGAAACTTTAAACGTAATATCTAAACAAGAGGCTTATGTAAATCCTACTGAAAGTTGGGAAGCTGGAGATATAAGAATAGATTTAGATGATGCTACCGGTAGAGTTGGTAGAGAACAATTTTTCGCTGAGTTTTTTGAAAATGCTGACGTAATATTCTCGCAAGAAAATTTAAATAAAATAGAAGCTGCCTATGGAGCTGACATGGTTACCGCTTTAAAAGATATATTATATAGAACTAAAACTGGTAGAAATAGACCTAGTGGTCAAAACGCTCTTGTAAACAAGTTCTTAAATTATTTAAATGGCTCTGTAGCGTCAACAATGTTCTTTAATATTAGATCTGCGGTTTTACAGCAAATGTCTATGGTTAATTTTATAAATTTTGCTGATAATAATATATTTGCAGCAGCTAAAGCTTTTGCAAATCAACCACAATATTGGGCTGATTATGCTACAATATTTAACTCTGATTTTATGAAGCAAAGACGTGGTGGTATAATGACAGATGTTAACGGCGCTGAGTTAGCAGCATCAGTTAAAAACGCTGCAAACCCAACGCAAGCGGTAATTAAAAAGTTATTAGAATTAGGATTTTTGCCAACACAAATCGGGGATAACAACGCGATCGCTTTAGGTGGAGCAACTTATTATAGAAATAGAATTAATACATATTTAAAACAAGGATTAAATCAAAAAGAAGCTGAGTCAAAAGCTTGGACTGATTTTCAAAAATTAGCAGAAGAAACTCAGCAATCAGCTAAACCTTGGATGGTTTCAATGCAACAAGCCTCTCCGCTCGGTAAAGTTATATTGGCTTTCCAAAATGTAACATCACAGTTTAATAGATTAGGTAAAAAAGCATTTTTAGACCTTAAAAATAGAAGAATAAGCCCTGAATATAGAAACGCAAGTAATCCACAATTTCAAAGTGATCTAGGTAATATTTCAAGAATTGCTTATTATTTTGCAATACAAAACTTAATATTCTATTCTTTACAATCAGCGTTATTCATGGTAATGTTTGATGATGATGATGATGATGAAAGATGGTTAAAGAAAAGAGAAAGAATGATTATGGGTAGTATTGATTCTGTATTAAGAGGTACTGGTGTTTGGGGAGCAGCTGCAGCAACGTTAAAAAATATGGCTATTAAATGGCATGAACAAAGAGAAAAAGGATATAACGCGGATGAAAGTGCTGTGTTAATGGAAATGTTAAACGTATCGCCACCGCTTGGTATTAAAGCTAGAAAACTAGTTAATGCTGAAAAAACTCTTAACTATAATAGAAAAGTTATAGACGAAATGGAAACGTTTGATATTGACAATCCTCAATGGTCAGCGGTGACAAATTATGTAGAGGCAACAACAAATGTTCCTTTAAATAGACTGTATAACAAAACACAGAATGTGAGAGAGTCTTTAAATAATCAGCACACCGCGTTTGAAAGAGCTTTAATGTTTAGTGGTTGGAGCAAATGGAATCTTGGTATTGGAGACAGTGAAAAGATAAAAGAAATTAAAGAAAAGACAAAAAGCAAAAAGAAAAAGAAAAAGCATGGTGGTAGAAAAATATTACGATAGTGCTTGGTAAAGATTTAATAAAATAAGTGATTATAAAAAAATGGTAAAAAAACTAATAATATTACTAACAACAATTGTAATAGCTTGCTCAGCCCCAAAAAAATGCTGTTCCCAAACATATGATATAGAAGATGTTAAAAAACTTCTAAAGTTTTCAACGTTTTATGCCGCGGTTAATGGCGGAACGTCTTTATCTGATGTTAATGTTTTTTCTGTTGATAATGGTTTGTCTACACAAACTATTTCAACTCCTTATGATTATAATTTTACCATAGGTTTGCGTAAGATAGCAAGGTTTGGATATGAAAATAAAGCCCAAACATTTTATGATGGAACGGAATCTAATTACAGTGACGCGGCTACTGTAGGTAAAGTTAGAGGAGTTGAGTATTTATTTGAAGTTGATTATAAAAGACAAGAAGGTATAGACTATATGGATCAACATCATTTTATTAGATTTAGTTCTGATGATGATTGTGAAGATCCATTATGTGTAAACTTTTTTGCTTTAAAATTAGAATATCTCGAAGATGGTTTTGCAGATATAAAATATTTTGAAGCTTCAGAAAGATTTAGATATAAAAAAACAAGAGATTTATCGTTTAATATTGGAGCAGTACATAGATTAGCAGAACCATATGGATATGATCCTTTATCAGAATGGATGCTTTCTAATGGTAATTTACATTATACCTACCTAGCAATACAAGAAGGATACACTATCGACGTCCAGAACAGTGAATACTTTGATCCTAACGGAGTTTTGGTTGCAACTAGTCCTGAAGTATGGGAGGCGGTTGTAATTCCAGAGGTGTTATCAAATTATGTTGCTAAAAAAAGAAATGAATTACAAAAAGTTATTCAGCATTCAATAGTTATTGGTTTTGATTATTACAAATATACTAAAAAAAATTGGTTACACGCTTGGGGAAATATTATGCCTTGGCATTATGATGATGGTAGTGAATTTTCTTATCATAATTATATAGAGGATGAGCAATGGCATGATTATTCTTTTGGATTAATTTATGGTATAAAACAAAATAAAAATTTAGGATACTTTGTAGAAGGAAAATATAATAAGTACTGGAATAGAGAATGGTACGATTTTAAAATAGGATTAAACTATACAATTTTTTAAAAATGGCAAAAGAATTAAATGAAGACACAGCGTTTAAGTTAAGTGTAAAAACGTTAATAGGTATAGGCTTTGCAATGGCGACCTTAATAAGCATGTGGTTTATGCTTCAAGCAGATATTGCTGAAGCAAAAGAATTACCTGTTATCCCACCAGACGAGGTAACGCGTATGGAATTTAACATGAAAGATCAAATGATTCGTAATACTATTATGGACACGCAAAAAGATGTTGAAGAAATAAAAGGTACTTTAGAAAAAATAGAGGACAAACTATATAATAGATAAATTAAATTAAATGAAAAAAATAGATATGTCAAAAGTTTTATATACTTTGATAATGATATTGGTTTTTATGGCGTCCCAAGCTTTTAGCCAAATAGAGGTAAAACAGTTTAACGCTGGTTGGAATAGCGCTAATGATGTTCCGTGGGTTATGGATTTAGAAGATTGTAAAACTATAAGTTATTCAGATATAGCCGCAAACGCTGAAGACCAAACAAAATATAAAATAGCAGTTGTACCAACTATTATTATATTTAAAGATGGAGAAGAAGTTGCTAGATTTCAAGCTGATTTAAGTTTTAAAATGCAAGCGACTAGAGAAGAAGTACAAGAAGAGATAAGTAATCAAATGATGAGTGATTTCTAATGTATACTTATAAAATTAAATTAGATAGAGTAGTTGATGGCGATACTATCGATGCCTACATCGATTTAGGATTTGATGTGTCTATTAAAAAGAGAATAAGATTTATGGGGATAAATACTCCAGAGTCTAGAACAAGAGATTTAGAAGAAAAAGCTAGAGGTTTAGCTGCTAAGGATAGAGTTAAACAATTGTTAGAAGGTTGTGAAAATATTACTGTAAAATCTCATGGTATTGGAAAATATGGAAGATGTTTGGGTGAGTTGTTTATAGACAAGGTAGATGGGCAAGAAAAACTAACACTAGAAAGTGTAAACGAATTATTAATTAAAGAAGGTCATGCTGTAGAATATCATGGCGGAAAAAGATAAATGAAAAAAATATTATTAATACTATTATTATTACCATTTTTAAGTCTAGGACAAGTTAATACTTTTCCATGGATTCATGATTTTGAAAATATTGTAGGTTTAGAGCAAGAGCCAAATGATGATGGTGATTGGTGGTTGATGCAAGGACCAACAAGTTCTTTTAACACTGGACCACAAGGTGATCATACGTATGGTAATGGTATTTATTATTATGTAGAATCATCTTCACCTAATTTTCCTAATAAAGTATTTGTAACATACACGCCTACTTTTGACGTATCACAAACACCTGGTAAAGTTTTATCGTTTTGGTATCACATGTATGGTACCGCTATGGGTGATTTGGAAATAGGTTATATAGATAATAATGGGTATACAATATTAGATGTTATATCTGGTAATCAAGGTAATTTATGGAAATTTGCTTACTATCCTATACCCGCTGTAGATTCTTTTAAAATTGCTTTCGTTGCAATCACTGGTTCTAGTTTTACTAGTGATATAGCTATAGATGACATAATGGTTAGTGATCCATTTAACGTTGTTTTTGGATGTAACGATAGTGTTTCGTCTAACTATAATCCAGCAGCTACACACAATGACGGAAGTTGTATTTATTATTTCGGATGTACAGATCAATCTGCTACAAACTATAATCCTTGGGCAAATGTAGATGATGGAAGTTGTGTTCAAGAAGTTGTATGTAATCCTAATCAATCGCTATTAGATGTAGCTATTAAATTAGATAATTGGCCGAGTGAAACATCTTGGGAAATAGCTGTTAATGGAGTTGTAACATATTCTGTTCCTTCTGGAACTTATGATTATACGCAAACAGGACAAACAATACACACGCAGGTATGTGTACCTGTTGGAGATACAATAGTTTTTACTATTAACGATACTTATGGAGATGGTATTGGTGGAGGTTCTGTTGTTGGTAGTTGTTTAGTAACAAATTTAGATTGTGAAGATACAGTATTTTACTTAAACCCACCAAACTTTGGATATACAGCATCATCTAATCCTTATATATCTGATAGTTGTAATAATGACGTTATAATATATGGATGTACAACTCCAGCTTATTTGGAGTATGATTCTTTAGCTACAGTTGATGATGGTAGTTGCATGACATTAGCTACTTATGGTTGTACCGATCCTGCTGCGTTTAACTATGATCCTAATGCAGATCGTATGTTAAGAACTTCACCTTGTACTTATGATTTAATATTATATGATGATGGTGGTGATTCATGGGGAGCTTGTTGGTTAGGTGTTGAACAGGGAGATTCTTTATGGCAATTTAAAATAATGAATAATGGTGTTTACTCTGATACGTTTGAATTAACTCTTAATTCTAATGATGAGGTTTACTTTTACTACTTTGAAATACCCACGCCTCAACAGAATGCGCAGCAATTAGATATACAAACAATTCAAAATTCATTTAAAGTAGAAAATAATTATGGGACTATAATATATGAAGGTAATAATCCTTGGCCTGGTCCTAATGAAAATAAATTAAGAAATTATAGAAGCGCTTTAGATATTTATGAAGCAAATCCATATTGTGGTAATGAATGTATAGATGTTGTTATGGGCTGTATGGATGCTTTAGCTTATAATTATAATAGTTTAGCAAATACTAATGACACCTGTTATTATGATCCTGGTTGTACTAATCCAGGTTATTTAGAATATTACACGCAAGGTTATACAGCAGATATAGATGATGGTAGCTGTTTAACTTTAGCGGTATTTGGATGTACAGATTCTTTAGCATTTAACTACGACCCACTAGCTAATGTAGATAACGGTGGGTGTATTGCTATTATATTAGGGTGTATGAATCCACTAGCTTTTAATTATAATCCAAATGCTAATACTAATGACACTTGTATACCGGTTATATACGGTTGTATGAGTACTATAGCTATAAATTATGATAGTTTAGCAAACACGGATGATGGTTCATGCATTGGCGTTGTATATGGTTGTACTGATTCTACTATGTGGAATTTTATGCCTAGTGCTAACGCGGATGACGGCGGTTGTATACCTTATATATATGGGTGTATGGATCCAACAATGTGGAACTATGATCCGCTGGCAAATACGGATAATGGAGTGTGTAT